TTGCTTCTCCACTTGTAATCTTATCTGTCAGTTCTTTTGCAAGAAGTAAATGTAACTTTTCTAGGATTTTAAAATTTTTATCCATGATTAGTCTTGTTTTTTAATTAATATAATCATTTCTTATCTGTTTTGCCAAATAGAAGATACTTAATTTTACCTACAAAACCTAGTTTTTTTACTTTCTTATATAGTCTCATACCTTTTTCATAGCGATATAGTTTTGTTTCTATATCTGATATACGCATTATTGCTGAAGATAGTAGTAAATCTTGTAGCTTAGTGTATTTAATTAGGTCTAAACAATATTCTTTTATGGCTTCATCAGGTAGTTGTTCTGTTTCACGTTGTTTGACTTCAATTTCAAACTCGATTTCTGGCGGTGGGTTACCGACAAGGATCTTAAAAAATTCTTTGTGGTTCATATCAGTTCATTTTAGGGAACAGTTGATGCTCTAATAGGTCAACAGCACGATCATCTAACGTGTTGGTGGTTTGTTTGCAGATTGCTCTAAGCAGATCTACTATTAATCTCTTTACAGCAGTTGTACTAAAGAACTTTAGTAGTATTGGTTTTAAGAGTTTGAGCATAATAATCTTGTGTTACTTTCCAAACATAGCTAAGTTGCTAGTATTAGACAAGAGTTTGCACTTCTATGGAAGAACAAGAAGAAAAAGAAGGTACTGATTGGGGAGAAATCTTTGGTCATGCTGTCCGATTTATGATTCTTGTTTGGTCGTTAGCAATGATGACTCTTGGATACATGGATAAAATCCGTAATGACGGAGCTTTTTTAGCTGGCCTGACAAGTGGGGTACTAGGTTCATACGGTATCTCCGTTAACAAAAAGAAACCCAACAACGCTGCTAAAATAGTAGATAACAAAGACACTAATGTAGGTATCAAATGAAGAAATTACTACTCATAGGTTTGCTTTTATCAAGTCCTGTATATGCAAACGGAGTACCAACATGGACTACTGGTTCTAGTAATAGAACTGAAAATACTACTCAAACTATTACAAGATCAATAGTAACTGAAAAATATGGGTCAGCCCTGTCAAGTTGGGAAGCATCAAACATTGCTGTAACAAGTTCTAGTTCTGGTGGTATAACAGCTACAGATGCAGTTTTTACTCCTAATACTGCTACTGCTGATTGGTCGCTACAAGTTACTACCAGAACATCAGGAACTAAAATAGAACAAATCACACAGAATGATTCGATCACGACTACAAGCGTTATTACTAGCTTGTCTGTGTTTAGCCAGTAATCAAGTAAAAGCAGAAGGCGATACAAACGTACAAGCTCAACCTAATGCTGTTGGTAATTCTAGTATTATCAATCAAAATATGAATATCAATAATGGTATGACAGGTAAGCAGCAGTTTGGAAACTTAGTTTGCAGTCAACCTACTATGGCTGTAACTCCTTTCTATACAGGTAATGATGCACAAGGTTCAGATACATATAGCATCAATGAAGGTTGGGGAGTACAGATGTCTTTTATGATCCCATTAGGAGATAATCAAACTTGTAACGAACTATCCAAAGTAAAGCTAGACCTAGCCAAAGAAGAACTAAGCAAGCAAGTCCATGATAAGCAATTAGTGAGAGTTTTAAAGTGTTCACAACTTCACGCTGCTGGCTATATGATTAATCCTAAATCAGAGTTTGCTTATATTTGTAGTGATGTAATAAATATTAGAGCTTATGTAAAAGCTAATGCAGAAAAATTTAAGTAGGTAGTTTAGACACCACAAGAGTTACCCAATACAGGTATGTGAACACTACCTACATTATTTATTATCCATCTTTTCTTTTACATTTGCGACTTCTTTTTTAAGAACTTTCTTAAATATTTTTGTCATTATTTTCTTTAATTGATTAATAACGCTTTGTAAAACTATTGAACCTGTTACTGCTGCTGTAGCTGATACCCCACTAGCTATTACAGAACTTGCAATCACTTCTGGTGCTGGTATTGGAAACTCACCAAATAGAGGTATATTAAATGTAGCTACAGTTTCTTCCTTTGATAAAGTTTCTTTGGTGTTTGGCAGGTTTTTCAGTATTGTCTCTGGTTCTAGTTCTAACACTTCCTCCTTTGAAGATGTTGTTTCTTCTTCAGCAGAAGATTCCTGACTTGCCAACCCCGACTCTACCTGTTCCAGACTTGGAAGGAGTACGGGATCTAGGTACGGAATCTCTGCCACAGGTGGATAGAAAATTGTTTTAGGTGGTACAAGAAGATAATCTGTATCAGGTAGATTAATTTCTGGTGTGTCCACTAAACTGCTTTAATGCTAACCTACAAGATTACCACAAAAATAACTAAGAATATTGTTGCAGTGTATATCACCACTAGCATTATTAACTCGACATTTTATTTTATGTCCAATAGTCATATACCAATATATTGATAATTGAAGTGTTGAATATCCACGACCACTATCTCCACCATAATTATTTTGCATTCGTGATTCACTTATCTGATTATATCCACCACCAGTATCAAGATAAAAACCCCAGTGTGAATCGTCTTCGTCTGTTTGTCTATAGACTTGAGCATAAAAATGATAGTATCCAGTTACAGGTGCAGTGTACTCACCAGTTGAAGTATTATAACCGCTACCAACATCAAATCTTTCTTGACCAAAAACTATATCATTATTAGCAGCAACATTAGTAGGTGCACCAAAAGCATGAAATACAGGGTTATTTGGTTTTGTTATATATCCGTTTGAATCTATACGCATACGTTCAGAGCCATTGGTGTGAAAATTCATATTCGCACCGTTGTCGTAATAAATATGTCCATTCGTATAGGAAGTATTACCAAACCTTACACCTGCAACATTTCCAGTACCTTTTAAATATAACTGTGTAAAAGATGAGTCATCTATTTGTAATTTATGAGCTGGTGCAGTTATACCAATACCTACGTTCCCAGACGCATCTATACGCATACTTTCTGTTGGGCTTGAACCCGGACCAGTTGATGAAGATTTTGTAAAAAACAATAAAGCTGACGGATTTGCAGAACCACTTTGAGTTCCGACTGCTTGCCCTTGTATTCCACAAGAATAAGTACTAGCCCCTGCATTTGGTAAAAACCCAAATACTCCTAAAGTTGAGTCATTACTAGGATTACCACTTGCATTTGCTGATTGAGCTATGTCTCCTTTTGCAACTAAAGTTTTTTGTGGACTTGTTGTACCTATACCTAATTTAGTACCATCAAAACTAAGATCAGCTTCACCTTCTAAAGTATTAGCAGTACCAGAGCCAGTAATAACTCTGTTATCTGCGTTGTTGTTTATTGTTGTCTGCACTCCGCTTGTCTTACCTGCGGTCACAGCGTTGTTTGCTATGGCATTAGTGTCAACTGCGTTGTCTGCCAGTTCACTAGCTCCTACTGCATTTGCAGGGATTTTACCTGCGGTTATGGCATCATCTTTGACACCATCTGTAGAAATTTTAGTTAATGCCATAATTAGCTAGGTTTTGTAGGCCAAGTGATGTTTGATAATTGCATATCAACAGGAGTTTGATTTGCCGGCAAATCTCTTAATGCTTGTCTGTAAGTTTTCCAAGCTGTAGACATGGTAACATCAGAATTACCAAGATAATCTGTCTCTGCTAATAATTGATTTCTTTTTGTTCTTAATACTTCAAAAGGAAAAGTAGCATCTAACTCAGCAGCTTTAGCATCTAATTCAGATTGTGAGGGTGCAGTAATACCCTCTCCAAAATTTTTAAACGTAACTGAACCATCTGAATTTAAATCACAAATGATTGCGTAATTTTGACCTGCTAATAATGCTTGTGCAGCTTCTGTATATGCTCTGTGTTTATTGTTCATTAATCTGAATACTCCGTAAATATAACTTTAGTTAATCCATTACCAAATCTTACATCAGAATTAGCTACATTGCCATTTAAATAAAGTATGCTTTCTCCAACAGTTTCTAGTTTAACAGTTATAGTATCTCCTGAGTTCCAAGTTCCATCAATAAGAAAATGTGTGGTGATATTAATTTCGTGTCGATAAGCGTCACCTCTAATATCACTAAACATATTATATCCAATTGTACCACTAGGGTTATGGTTTATATATGTATAGCTTCCACTTCCAACCTTATATGAAAGTCTAAAGTTTCTATCCGCATTACTGTTTGAACTATACCCACAAATATTTAATACAACTAATAAATTTGTATTTGTACCTGCAACTTGAAATGTAGGTTCACTTATTGTTTGGTAAGTTGTTGAAGAAGAATCACTATAACTACTAATACTGCCAATAGTTGTTTGCTGAACTTTTAAAGTTTTACATGGAAAGTCTTGTGTGCCTTCTGGAAAATTAATAGCCATTATGATACCTCCGTTAGATTAAACTTATACTTTTTGCCATTGCGTTTGTTAATCAAGAAAAGATCATCAGCACCTTCTTGTATAGTATAACTTCCCCAAGTTCCGTCAACGTCATTAGATGAACCTTCGTTAGATAAGTTAAGGTCATTGGTGTAGATGTTTGCTACTCTATATGATGGGTGTCCTATATCATAAGTGTTATTAACTTCTGGTAACAAATCACCAGCATTAGATAATTGCCATCTAGCTGTATTATTTGACATAAACAAAACAGCATTGTTGTGGCTAGTTCCTATATATAAATTACCATTGTTAAATCCTTGTATATAACTGTGACTTCCGTCATGAAACATTTGTAAGTCTGCTGAATTTCCAAGCTTAATCTTATCGTTATCAGCTAATAAGAAATTTGCATCAGCAAGCCAATCTCCATACAAAGTACCACCAGAACTACTTGTCTCGAATTTTTTTGAGTTATCATAGTAAAGCTCTACTGCTCCGTTTTTAATTGCTTTAATAGCATTATCGGTATTGTCTACATAAACTTCAAAATTAGTATCTGTATATATTTGAACATCATGACCACTAGAATTGTTGTCTATTAATATATCGCCTGTACTATTAGTTATTTGAAACTGGCTGCTTTTATATTCAATGTTTCCTTTGCCGTCAAATGTAACAGCCTTATCGGCATCTAAAGCAATTTCAAAACCATTTGTATCTAAGTCACCGCCTAGCTGTGGTGATGTGTCATTTACTAGGTCAGTATTTACTGCTGCAAAACTTAAATTACCATTGCTATCTGTTTTTAAAAATGCACCATTAACAATAGCTGAAGGAAACGTAAGGGTATAGCTTTGCCCTGCACTATGCGGTGGAGATTTTAGTTTTATACCATGACTATTCTGACTACAGTTAAGTTGTAAATATCCATCAGAAGAACCATCACCTTTTACAATAACACCAGCAGTAGATGATGTAGATACAAGGCTCAGTTTGCTACCAGCAATATCAGCAGAGTTTGATATGTCTGCATTAACAATACTTCCGTCAACGATCATTGCTGACGTTACTGTGTTGTTACTTGGTGTACCAATGTTTACAGTAGAACCAAGAACTATCGCAAAGTAATCTGACCCACTGGCAGGTGCAGCAGCTAACTTAACTGTGCTGCCAGATAAAGCAAAACCTTCTGAAGGTGTAGATGTACCAGCATTAGGTTTTTGTATAACACCATTAATACTTAAAATTATCTGCTGTGCATTACTTGGTGCGTTTGTAATAGTAAAGTCTTGTGTTGACCCATCAAATGCAGGGCTAAGTGTAGATATAAAGAAGTTACCAACAGATTGTGCTTCTTCAAAAGCACCTGATGTTGCGTTATATACTAATAACTTTGATGTAGAAGTATTAAATATTAAATCCCCTGCATCATTATCACTTGTAGGGTTTGAGGAAACAACTCTATATCTATTACCAAAATCATTTATATCTTCTGATAGCTGTAAAACGTCTGTTTCTTTTGCTAATAGTTTGTGGTAGTTATATATCTGACTTGCACCTGTAGAACTTACAAGCAAACCTAATTCATTAGATAATGTTTTACTTCTTAGACTTGTAGGAAAATTATTAATAGTTACGTTATCGCTTCCACTACCTACTGTTCTAGCGTTTGTTGCAACCCCAGAACTATTTATAACTAAGCCATCAGCATTACTAATACTAATAACAACACCTGATACTGGCTGTGTTGCAGGGAAGTTATCTTCATCTGCTATAACTTCAAGTCCACCAACAGGTGCTATTTGGTTAGCAACAAAATCTACAACAGCACCAGAGGTAGGAAAGTGACTATCACTATTGGTAATAGTGGTCTGCTTAGACATTCCTGATACTTGGTTAAGATCAGCAGTTGAACCTGTAAAACCATCTAATTTATTTAGTTCAGCAGTATTTGCTGTAACACCATCAATAACTGTTTTCTCTGCATCTGTAAGGGCATTTGTATTGCTGTTTGATTCGTATAAAGTTTTTATCTCACTTGCAGTTTGGTCTGCGGTAGCACCATCTTCTACGTTTATCATGGTGCGTAAATTGGCAGGAGTTATTTCTTCTACTACCCCTGCACCACTAGAATCTCTACCTAATACTCTGTCTGTAGCTGATACGTTTTGTAGTTTAGAATATGTAACTGAATCATCTGCAAGTTCACTTGTATTTACTGAGTTAGCTGCAAGATGACTAGCATCAAGAGGACTACTAGCTATAAGAGTTTTTATTTCTGACGCTGTTTGATCGTCTTTAGCGTTTGTATCTATACCAGTTAGTTTTGTTTTCTCTGCATCTGTAAAGACATTACTATCAGTTGCACTTTCTACTAATGTTCTAATCTCTGCTGCTGTTTGATCTCCTGTAGCACCTTCTTCAATACCACCTAACTTATCTGTAATTTCTTGTTGAGCAAATAATACCTGATCGCTGTTTGTATCTAAATCTGTTTCTGTTAAAACGCTACCATCTTGAAAATCTACTTTCTTTGCACTTATATCTGTATCTCTTTGAAACTTAATAGCAGCACCATTAGCAGGGGTGTTACCAGAAGTAAAGGTAACTGTTGATCCACTAATTGTGTAATGTGTATCTAATGTTTTTAAGACACCTGCTACTGTTACATCTACTTCATTGTTAGCTAAGAATGAAAAAGATATTGCAAAGTTATTGGTACTACCATTACCAGTATGTGTTGTTGCTGTTGATGTGGTGTTAGTAGCCATGATTAAAATCTTCTTAAATTAAGTGTATCTAAAATTTCTTCTAATTCATCATTATACTTGTTTTGTTGATCTAGTTTTACGTTTATCCTAGTTTCTAATTCTTCTTCTGTAAAGTTTGCTTTGAGATAGTTTTCAATACCTAAGTTAATATATTGTTGATTTATCTTATTTAAAACTCTATATATTCTATCTGCTGCTTCTCTTCCTTGTACTGAATCTAAACCATATCTTTCAATTTGTTCTTTATTAGCTTGATAATTAAGTTCTACAGCAGAAAATCCTCCTACAGTAACACTAAGCTCATTTGTTAAATAAGCTTTCATAGCATCAGCAATATTATAATTTTTTCCAGAATAATTTATTACACCTGTATTAACATATTTTCTTAAGTCATTGTATTGTGTGTTATTTAGTTTTATTGGTACAAATAGTTTGCTGCTAAAATTAGGAGATTTAACAAAATTCTTTACTTTACTACCTCGAATAATATTAGGTGGTTCTGGTAGTAATCTACCTATTGTATAAGTAGCTTCGTGTATTATATTGTAGTTACTCTTTGAGTATTTTGCATTTGAAAATAAATTTAGTCCTTGTTTTGAAGGATATGTAACTACATCATTTGTTATGTGTTCTACTTGAAAAGGTAAATTTCCACCTACATTTGCAGGTGCATATTGTTTTGCTTCTTGTACTAATCCATGAAAATACTGTAAATAACTATTTACTTCGTTATATTCATAATCTCCTAAACCTAATTTTTCTTCTCCTGTTATAAATCTAAAGTTTTTAAGATTTCTTGTTAAATCAGAAAAATCTCCTGAGTATGTTTTTTTATCAAGTTTTGCAAACAACCTAATAATTCTTTTGTTTTTAACATTACCAAGACTTATTTCTTTACCAAGTATTTCTATTGCATATTTAGTGATACCTTCTGATCCTTCTTTTCTTAGTCTTTGTGCTTCTTGTTCATCTATATTTAGCAAAGTTGCCATTACATCTGCTGGCATCCGTTGTAAATCTTCAATTAAACTACTATAAGGCATAACAGAAGATTCAAATAGTCTAGATAAGTAAGATATATTTCTTTGTCGTTGGTAACTTATGGTATCTTCTGGATCTTGATTACCACTAGTCACTTCATCTAAAGCTGAAAAGAAATCCATTGTTTCTGATACTTGTTGAATATAACTTTTATCAGTAAAGTTACGACCAAAATAAGCAGCCCAACCAATAGTAAATTCGTCATATATTCTGTCTTGTTTTTTAGTAAAGAACGGAGACATACCTTGAAAGTCAACCCATAATTTTACAAAAGATAAAACTGGATCTGGTAAACCTTCAAAAGAAACGTAATTATATTTTGGGTTTCCATCTCCATCAAATAGTATTTCGCCATCTGTGTCATACAATAGATATGCTCTAGAGTATGGCAACCAACCACTTTTTAAAAGAGAAATATATTTAGCAGCACCTTCTTTTGTAAAATAATTAGGACCACCATCAGTTAAAAATGTCTTTGGTATTTCATCTTCACTATCATATTCGCTTGAACTTATAAACTCACTAGCTGGTTGATATATGTTGTTGTAAGCTAAACCAGTTAAAATTAATCCAAAAGCATTACCAATATAAATTTGACCTCTTGTAGTTGTACGAACTTGAGGGTCAGGACTTCTAAGGTCTGCTGCTATTTCTGGTAAAAGAATCCTATTAATAGGGTTATAATTTGTTCTGCCACCAAATCTTAAAGGTGTATTAACTATTGGTACATACCTCATTACATCTTTAATTAAATTAGTAGGTGTTCTTGTAAACTTAAATAATGTTCTTACAGGTGGAAATTGTATTGCTAGATTGTTTATTTCTTCTGCAAAGAACCCAAGTGGATCAGTAACGTCATCACTTCTACCACCTCTTATTTGTTGTGTATATGTGATTTCTTTACCAAAGTTTTTAGCTCTTTCAAATATTTTTGCAAGAACAGGGTCATCAATAAACTCTCTTGGACCTATGCCTTTTTTACTGAATAGGTTTTCTTCTAAAGGTTTTAATCTACCTAATGGTCCTTCTTGTCCTCTTAATATGTATGAAATTACTCCATCAATACTGCTTTTTATATAGTCATCTAACTCTTGCCCTTTTAAACCTTTTTTCAATCCTTCTATAGTTGCGTGGTATGCACTAGAAGCAATAATATTTGGTGTTTGTATAAGAGCATCATTAGATGTCATCAATCTACTAGGTAGTCTTATTGTTTTTCCTGTTGTGTTTATGGCTGTTCTTAAAGGAAAGAAATTACTTTCAGATGAAATTACTGATCTTTGACCAGTATCAATTTTAGAGTTACCAACATTTACAAAATTATCTTCCATATCCCATGACCTTTTCCAAACTCGTAAAGAAAAATCAAAGTTATACAATAAAGCGAATAAATGTCTTTTAGCTGCTTCTAGTGCTTCTTTTCTTACTAAACCTTTTCCATTTTCAATATCTAAACTACCACTAAAATTTGCTAAAGATTTTAAAAATGTTTGTGCAATACCAGATTTTAAATTCATTATCTGAGAAGGTGGACCAGACAAGACTCCATTAATACCTACCTCATTAATGATTCGTGAAGTTTGACTACTAACTTTGAGAAGTTTACCAAAAGCATCATCATTATATAGCTTGACCATTTTTTCTATACTGCCACTTGCTTCTTCCATATCTTGTGCAACTTTTATAACTTGTGAGTAATCCCCTGTTTCGTGTCCTTCTTTTATTCTTGCTAATAGATTTGTTTGAAAGTCTGCACTCTGATCTAATAATTTATTAAGACTTGGAGAAATATCAACATTCTGCTGTGTTAAGTTTTTCTTTTGTATAGGACTAAGTTTCATAACTTCAGCAGGTGTCATGCCTTCTATGCCTTCAATACCTTTAATTCTAAAAGCGTTCATAGCTCTACCTAGTCTTGTACCTAAAGGAATACCCATACCTAACCAATCATCTACTAATTGTTCAGCCTGTATAATTTTTGCACCTGCTTTATCTATTTCACTTTTACTTTTTTTAGTATTCTTACCAGCATTTTTTTTAATTACTTCTAAAAAGTTTCGAGTTGAGTTTGCAACTCTATCTGTAGCTATTTGTAAACCTTGATTGTTAATAACAACTTCTTCTTCTGTTGGTAGTTTGCCTTCTAAAAATGCTTTTCTTTTTGTATATTCAGTAAGAAATTTTAGACGTTTTGGATCGCCTGTGATGTTACCTTTTGAGTCTGCCATTTTACCCAATGCACTTTCTTGAGTATCAAACTGACTTTTTGTTTCAGCACCTTTAAAACCACCTTCTTCTTTTTTTGTTCTTACTTTTTGTGTAACAAAATCTTGCTTACCTTTTTTCATGTCTTTTATACGATTCATCTTTTGTGGATTAACTTGCGTATTACCTAAATCCAAATCATCTTGACTATCTAATTTATTTAGTTTTGTTTGTACCTTACCTGCAAAGTCTTTTAGTATTGGCACTTCAAAATT